TTGCCCGCCTTTTCGGCGGCGACGCGGGCGGCGATGGCCGCACGGCGCTTGGCACCGAACGCGGTCCGGGCCGCCTTGACGCGGGCGTCGTCCGAGTCGGTCGGCATGATGCGAGCGATGGCCGCGGCCACGTCCGCCTGCATGGTGAGCAGATCCGTGAGGATGCGCTCCACGTTGTCACCGTGCACGAGCTTGAGCGGCGCGAGCATGTCGGTCGACACGGGCGTCATGGCGTCCGCGTCCGCCTTGTCCGCGGCCGTGATCCGATCCGCGATGACCTTGGAGTCGGCAACGTTGCCGTTCGCGTCGTGGAGGTCCGACGTGATCGACGGATTGGCGACGCGGTACTCGTGCTCCTGCTTGACGAATGCCAAGAATCCGCCCCATGTCGCGTCGACGCGCTTGGAGGTCACGCCATCGCGGGTGGTGCTGGCGCAGCGGGCGGAGTACCGGCGCAACGCGTCGACGAGGCGGACGCGGGAAGCCTTGAGCCCATCGGCGGACAACGGCACCGTGAGCGCCGTCGTGATCTGCGCACGCGTCACGTCCAGCGTGACCTTGGAGTCGGGCATCGCGGCCGTTGCCTCAAGCGCCGCGAACACTTGCGCGGTGGTGGGGACCTTGGCGGACGCGTCCGCCTTGACACGGTTGGCGTGCAGGATGCCGCGGAAGTCAATGGTCGCGTCGGCGAGGTCGGCGAGCGCCGTGACGTTGGCGGACAACATGGCCGCGTTGTTGTCGGCGAGGTTCTTGGCGAACGTGCGAGCAGCGCCGTTCATTTTCCGTAGCGCCGTGACGCTAGCCGTCTCGACCTTGGCGGTGGTGGTGGTGGTGGTCTCGGACATGGTGGTTGATCTCCTGATCTGTGTGAGCGGATCACGTTGAACCGCTTCATAGTGTTACATCCTGCGATCATGCACGCTTGCAATCACTCGTTTCGCGACGCTCGTGACACACTCCCGCTACAGCATTGGGGCTATGGGGGACCCCGGTAGCTGGGGGGGGTGGGTGGTGCATGAAAGGGGACCCTGTGACCTGAGTCCCGAACCATCACATTGCTGGTTGGGGGGTCTGGGGGCATGCACGGGGCCCTCGAGACCGCCGGCGCCGCAAGCCCCCTGGGGCCCCCTCCTGGGCCGCTGACAGCCTGGCACTTATCCACAGGTGGTAGGAGGAGGTGGGGGAGGTACCTCCCCCGGGGGTCTCGCGCTCACTGATCTCGCATCGTGAGAAAGCCCTGGATACATACATGCAGGTCGGAGGGTTATACGGGGAGGCTGGCCACCTCCCTGTGCGCCCGCGGCAGCAGGGGGTACCTCCCCCACCACCCCCTACTTATCCACAGCCTCGTACACAACGCCAGGCTGCCCCTGGCCTGCGATCTCGACCTGCCGGATGGCCCCCTCGGACGCGAGCTCGTCGATCGCCGCATCGAGGCAATCCCGCTGCGCCTTGCCCGACAGATCCCGCCGGATCTCGTTGCGTCGAGACTGAGGCTCGCGCCGGATGATGCGCAGCACTGCCACCTTGGTCCGTGCCAGCTGGGCTCGCTCGGTGCCCTCCTCGATGCGGACCTGCCGCCTCGCCAGCCGGCTGTCGTAGCTGGCGGAGCTTGTGTTCGCAACAAGCACGGCAGTGCGCACCACCGTGGAGCGCACTGCCGTGCTTGTTGCGAACACAAGCTCCGCCAGTTCCCAATCCTCCTCCGTGAGCGTGAGGCGACCGTCCAGGAGCATCAATCCAGCCCCAATTTTCTCAATGACGAGCATCTTGTGGGCGTCGATCGTCTCCCTGGCGACACCGTGCTGCGAATCCAGGCGGTAGGCCTTGATTCTGGCGATGATGGACCCCTCGATCTCGACGTACGCCCGCTGGTAGCCGCCCCCCGGGCTCGCCGCCATGTAGTCGTGCAGGTCCATCGGCGTGGGTGGGGTCCATCCCAGCAACCCGGGCCAGTCCGTTCCGTAGCCCGCCCCCGGGTCCAGAGCGTTGGCGTACGTGAATCGCTGCGGTGTCCCCGCCAGGAGTTCGTTCCTGCTCAGCAGCGTGCCCGCCATCTCCGGTTGGACGGCGACCACCACGCCATACACAGCCTGTCCCGCTGGCACGATGCGCCGCTTCTCGAGGTCTGCGTTCGTGCTGCCCAGTACGCCGCCCGTGAAGATCGTGCGCAGTGTCGGCATCAGTGTGGCGCCCGAGCGCCCGCCGATCGCCGCCATCGCCATGCCCTCGTCGACGTAGATGTTGGCTGCGTGGCGTACCTGCTTCTTCACCTTGTGCGGCTTGCCCGTGTCGGGGTCGGGCTCGGTGACCATGCCGAACAGCACGTCGATCAGCCCCTCGCCCGTGCCGATCGGCAGGCCGTCGGCGACTGACGCCGGCGCCGGGATCAGCGCCTGGGCCGTGGCGAATGCCCCGGACTTGCCCGCTTCCGGTGGGCCGACCAGCATGGTCAGGTACGACAGTGGCACCGACCCACCGATCAGCGGCGGCAAGTGCACGAGGTGCGGGGTGCACGCCGCGACGCGCGCCAGCGTGGCGTGGAACACGGCGTCGGGGCTGACCATCCGGGACCGTGCCGCCTGGCGGATGTGGTCGAGTGCCGCCCTCGCCTCGAAGAACTCGGCCGGGATCGAGGTCCCTTCGGTGGGCACCTCGACCGTGCGGCCGAGCACCACCGGGGTCGGACCGCCGAAGCGACGGATCACGGCCACCCGCTCGGCGGTGTCGGGCAGGTGGCCCAGGTCGTAGGCGCCGAGCACGTCGATCACGTCGTAGGTCTGGCGGTCGGTGGCGAGCAGCGGGTGGGCCGCTGACGAGAACACGTGGAGCCGGTCCCGGCGGTTGACCGAGGCTGAGTGGCCGAGCCGGCGGTCCTTGCCCGGCCGGGTCCAGTAGTGGTGGTCGTTGTCGGCGTGGTGGTACTGCCAGCCGTGGGCCTCGAGCACTGAGCTCATCGCTGGCCACGACGACGAGCTCTGGTCGATCCAGCTGGGCCGGTCGTCGGCCAGCATGGCGTCGAGGCGCAGCGGGGCCTGCGGAGCCGGGGCCTGGGGGCGCTCGTCGAATGACGCCAGCACGGCCAGCACGGCTTCGTACTCAGGTGGGTCGACGAGCTCGATCGTGTCGAGGCCGCCGCGGGCGATCTTCCATGCGCCGCCCGATGGATGGGTGTCGCCGTTGGAGGGGGCGATGATCACGAAGCCGCCCTCGGAGCGGGTCTCGATCGTCGTCTCGCCGTGAGCATCGAGGGCGATCTTGCGGTTGCCGTCGAGCGGCTGGTCGCCGCCGAGCCGGATCAGGATGTGCAGCCCCTCCGAGGGCGTCCACTCGCTGTAGCCCTTGCCCCAGCCCTCGAACACGCTCCACAGGTCAGCGGCTTCCAGCGCCTGGCGCACGTCGGGCCAGCGGCCCATGAACCGGCCCTCGAACTCGACGCAGACCAGGCGGCCGCTGACGGCGCCTGTGACCAGCCCGAGGTTCGGCCAGTCGCGGAACCAGCCCATCACGGTCAGCTCGTCGGGTGGCTCGGACTGCCACTGCTTCCACTGGCCGAGCGGCGCCTTGGACCCGTCGGTCTTGGCCCGGATCGGGGTCAATCCTGCGGCCAACGCGGTGAGCGCCGTGCTCAGGATCTGGTTATCATCGGTCATGTCGGCAACCTTTCGTTCGTCTAGACAGCGCGCGATCGTAGCCACGCTCAGAGCCCCCGGAGTAGACGCCGGGGGCTCTGCTATGTTCAGGCCTCAGCGCACTCCGGGCATCGGATCATCTGGGTGATGCCGTCCACGCTGAGAACCGTACCGAGCCGGCCACAGTGGGTCGCCGCCGCGCCGTGGGCCGTGGTCGAGCGGATCAGGTGGCTGTAGCCCTCAACCCCTTGGGAGTTCCTGATCAAGACCCAGCCGTCGGCGAGTGGCTCGCTCCCACCCGATGGTCGCGGGGTCGTTCGCCGTTCCAGGTTCTTGGCCAGCCGGGCTTCCCGGGGCGTCGGGGTGTTCCCACCGTATGGCTCGAGGTCGAACAACGTCATCATCTCTCCAACTCCTGTAGTTCTCGATCGGATCGGGTGGCGGCGGTGGTGGTTCTCGGCGGTCGAAGTTCTCGTCGTAGGCGTCGCGCCCGCGTGCGCCGGCCAGCTTGAGCGTCGAGAGACCGACCGGGCAGCCGCCCGGCCACTGGTCGAAGATCACCTGGTAGCTGAGCCCGAGCTCACGCTGCTCGAACAGCCAGCGCACCTCGGAGGGGGCCAGCTTGATCGAGGTGCCGAGGTGGCCGACCCGCCGGGCGTCCTCCACGTTGTCGGCCACGGTGCCCGCCACGAGGTGGCTCAGGCGGTAGCAGGGCCGGTTGTCGCAGCGGTGGCGCACGACCATCCCCGGCGGGAGTGGTCCGTGGACCATCTCGTAGACCCAGCGGTGGGCCGACTTGCGGAAGCGGCCCGCCTTCGTGGAACCCGAGACGACCCCGTAGCCGTCCCGGTCCAGCGGCCCCTGCCAGATCCGGCAGGGGGTCCGCTGGGGCGTGGGCGGGGGGAAGTCGTGCAGGTACCGCTTGGTGATCCGACGCGGCCTCCCCCCGGCCATGTCAGGAGTCGAACAGAGCCGAGCCCGAGACCTCGCGCTTGGCGGCCTCGTACTTCGCCTCGTACAACTTGGGGGCGTTGAACGCCCGGTTCTTCTTCACGCCGGTGCCGCTGAGTGCGACCCACAGCTTGTCGCCGACGTGGAGCCCGGTGCCCCCGGCGTCGCGCACCGCCTTGGCGATGGCCTCCTTCATCGAGGAGCCCGTCCCCTCGGCAATGTCGAACTTGCCGCCCTTGGCGTACAGCATGCGGATGCCGTCATCCTCGTCGGTGGTCTGCTCGGCGGTCTGGACGGTGATGACGAGCTGCATGCGGGGGCTGCCGTCAGCCCACGTCAGCTTCTCGCCGTTGTCCACGTCGGTCTGCTGGCGCTGTTCGGCGGCGACGATCTCGCCCACGCAGCAGTCGCCGATGTTGTCGAACGGGTAGGACTTGCCCCCCTGCTGCATGAGGAAGTCGTTGACGGACTGGTCGATGGTCATGGTGTTGCTCCGTTGCTTGGTGGTGCGGTGTTCGCTGGTGGATGGTTCGTGCGGTTGAGCTCGTCGCGGTAGACGCCGGGAACCGCACGGGGGTCGCCCGGGATGAACGGCAGCGAGAACGCTGCCTCCACGGCGTCAAGAACGCCGAGGATCTTGGCGAGCTGCACCTCGTTGGGTGCGCTCTCGCGGAGTGGTGGGACGCCGCTGGGCCAGCGGCGCAGCAGCATGTCGCGGGGTTCGTTGCCCGCTCGGCCGATGAGGTTGATGCGCTCCTGGGCCCACGGTGTCATCGCTTCGAGCCACTGGTCGTTCGGTTCAACGTCGGGGTCGGGGATGAAACTTTCCGGCTCCACAGTTGCACTCATCACGGCGTCGTCGGTCGAGTCCGGCGCCGCCACCGAGTAGGCGAAGTCGCTGCGCTTGCGCCAGCTGCGAACCATTCGCACCAGCGTGGCCCCGGCCCGGCCGACTTCGAGGTCGACCCAGTACAGCTCGCACGTCGCCTCGCCGGCGGGCAGGTGGACGATCAGGCCCCAGTCGGTGCGCAGGCCATCGGGCATTGGCGTGCGCTCGTTGGTCTCCACGTCGTAGAGCACCGAGTCGACGTAGATCGCCAGCTGGATCGTGTAGCTCGGAACCGAGTAGTCCTTCCAGGCTCCGGTCTTGAGGTCTCCGAGGACCAACTGCCCAGGGGTCAGCGGCGGGCCTGACGGTGGCTGCAGCTCTCGGGTGACCCGGTAGATCCGGTCAGCGGTACCTGCGGCCCTCCACTCGTCGGAGCACAGCTTGCACTCGATGAGCTCGGACTCGAGACCGTGCTCGCTCATGCACTGCAGCAGCGCCGCGATGTCGGCGTCGTAGGGAGGCGGCGGGATGAACCCATCGGCCCGCTCGACCCGCTCGGCCATGAGGTGGAGCGCCGTGCCCATGTCAGCGGCCTGCTCGCCCCGACCGGCCTGGATGGCCCGCTCGCGCCGTTCCTTGGCGCCCTCCTTGATCCCCTGGTGCGAAGCCACCGTGGCCCGCAGAGCGGGGTCGCTGGCGATGCCCTCCATCGCTCGGTCGATGCGCCAGTTGACCAGCGCCGACTGTTCGTCGAGGTCGGACCCCCAGCCCGAGGGCCGGCTGTAGCGGTCCCACTTCGTGGGGTCGTCGATCTTGCGCACCATCGGTGAGCCGTTGGCCCGGCGGAAGTCGCGCCGGGCCGGGCCTTGGTCGATCTCGCCGAGGGGGATGAGCGGGTCAGTCACGCTGGCTCCGAGGGGTCATGGCCCGGATGGCTCGCTGCAGCGGGACACGCTGGGCCCGCAGCGAGCGGATCAGCGCGCCGTTGGCTTCCTTGGCCCTGAGCGCTTCGTCGAGGGCGTCGGTGAGGCGGTCGACCTCACGCTGCAGCAGGTCGCGGTGCTCGGTGGCAGGGTCGATATCCATCGCAGCTTCGTCGCCATCGAACTCGGCGCGCTGGGCTTCGACGAACGATGCGTGAGGGTCGTGAATGTCGGTCATGGTTCTCCAATGATGGGTGATGGGTGTGACAGGGTTAGGCGGCTTCGTGCCACGGCAGGAACCAGCGGCCGTCGGCGCGCTGGCGGGGGACCAGCTCGACGTAGCGGAGGTTGGCGGCGATTGGCTGGTCGGCTCGCTGGACGTACGACGCTGCCATGTCGGCGATGAGTGGGATGCGCAGCGGGGTGGCGTCGCGCAAGGCGATCACCTCGCCGTCGCGGGGGCCTCCGAGGAACTCGGCGGTGATCATGATGCGGCCTCCCTGTTGACGTTGTGGTCGGCGTGGGTGCCGGGGTGCTGGCGCTCGATGTGCTTCCTCAACGCCTGGGGCGTGCCGTATTCGCGCTGGCAGTAGATGCAGAACGTCTCGCCGATGTTGCTCACGATGCGGCCTCCTGGTGGATGAGGGTGTAGGCGCCGTAGCGGGCGATCAGCGCCGCTTCGGCTCGGTTGTGGTGCTTGACGAGCTTGAATCTGTCGGCCTGGTCGGGCCACAGTTCCTTGGCCAGCTTGAGTGACGCCGCCTTGTCGGAGCTGAGTCCCTGGTTGCGCTTCCAGATCGCAGGCCGCACCCTGGTCAGCGGGATCTGGGCGATCTTGACGGCGGTGACGATGATCCCCCGTGATAGGCCCTGGCTGTAGTTGGCCTTGGAGCCGATCTTGGGCATCGCTGTCGTCTCCTCCAAGAACACCATGTCGATGCGCTCGACGACGTTGAGCGTGGCGAGGTGGATCGACAGTTCGCGGCCGTCGATCTCGCCGCCCTCGACGGGCAGGTCCCAGACCTTGATCGTGCCGCCGTCCCACAGCGCCATCGCACCGTCGACGCCGGGGTCGATGCCGATGATTCTCATGCTCGGGCCAGTTCTTCGGCCAGCATCGCGTTGTCGCTCCTGAGCTGACGAACGTCGCGGTTCGCCTGGGCCAGCAGTTCTTCGAGGCGCCCGACCTGGCGGGCCAGGTCGACGATCTGGGTCATGAAGAACTGCCTCACCGGTGCCGCCGCTTGTACTTGTTGGCCATGTAGCTGTGGTGGCTGCGGCAGCGCACGCAGCGGCAGCCGTACTTGTAGCCGGTGTCGCCGGCGACGTCAGGGTGGAGGCAGTCGACGGTGTCGATCACGGTGAACACGACCTCGCTGCCGCGGCCGTCGATGATGGTCTCGACGAGGGCGTCAAGCAGGGTCACGGTCGACTCCGAACGCGTCCTCGAGCACCTCCACGACGACCTGGTTGAGCGACTTGCGCTCGTGGACGGCTCGCTCGGTGATCTTCTCGCGGACCCAGATGGGGATGCGGAGGGCGAACGACGTTCTGAGCTCGTCGACCTCCTGGCTTCGTGCTGTCATAGTGCTAGCATACATGGGTGCACTCATGCTGTCAAGGGGTTTCCTTGACGGACGAGTCACAATGGGGCGATGTCGAAGTCGTTCGTGCCGGTGCGTCAGGACCCCGACAAGATGCGCTTCATCGAGTGGCTGACGACTCCACCCGATCTGCGCGACCCGCCGACCGAGCGGGAGTTCGCGGTGTTGCTCGACGTGCACTCCAAGACGCTGTTCAACTGGAAGCAGGAGCGGGAGTTCCGCGACGTCTGGCACGCCTCGGCCGAGGAGGTGATCGGCGGCGACGAGGGCAGCCACGATCGGCGCCAGCGCATCCTCGACGTGCTGTACCAAGCGGCGTCGGACCCGCACAACCCGCGCCACGTCCAGGCCGCCAAGCAGTGGGCCGACATGACCAAGGCGATCTCGCCCGGGGCGATGAGCGTGGACGGCAGCCCGCTCAAGGCGGTCGGGATGCTCACCGACGATGAGCTCGAGCGGTTCATCGCGCGCGGTGTCGCGGAGCTGCAGCAGGAACGCTGATGGTCGGCCAGGGCGGGTTCCAGCCCCGCAACACCCCGGCCGAGCGCCGGGCGTTCTTCGACCTGCAGCGCCAGATCCAAGAGGGCGGAGGCGGCGGTGGCAGCCTGCCGCCCGGTGGCACGGCCGGCCAGGTGCTGACCAAGCAATCGCCGACCGACGGCGACGCGGCCTGGGGTCCCCCGGCGCCCAAGGGTGACCCCGGTCCCGTCGGACCGGCAGGGCCGACGGGACCCTCCGGTCCGACGGGTGGGACGGGCCCGCCCGGCTCGACGGGAGCGACCGGTCCCGCGGGGGCTACCGGCCCCCAGGGTCCGATCGGTCCGAAGGGCGACACCGGCGCTACCGGGTCCACGGGTGCCACCGGTCCGGTCGGTGCGACCGGCGCCCCCGGTGCCGACTCCACCGTTCCGGGGCCGACAGGCCCTGCTGGTGCCACCGGCCCGGCGGGCCCCACGGGTGCCACTGGGCCGGCGGGTCCCGCTGGTCCCGAGGGGCCGGAAGGTGCGCCCAATCCGGTCGATCACTGGAACTCCGCCTGGGGCATCCTCGACGTCAACACCAACGTGACGACGCTGTCGGGGATCGCCGCCACGCCCGTCGTCATCCCTGGCTCGGTCACGGCCACCGTCGTCGAGGATGCCCCAGGCGGAGTTC